TGCGTCCACCACCTTGACAGAATATATTCATGCACACATTGGTGAAATAACGTTTGGTAATCTACTACGCCTGGCAGACTATAGCGACATCTTAGGATACAAATTACACAATGAACTTGAGACTGCGTTGGCACAAGAGTATGGTTATAGATTTGCACATCTGTTGACCAATAGAGAGCTCAAATTGGACCCTGCTAGTATGTTTGTGGACGATAACTTTACCAGTGTAATTGATTATGCAGTGGCATGTGATCGTTTGCCAGTGTACATATATGAGCCGGACTTGAGTCGTAAACTACTATCCAAAATCAAGCTGATATTTACTGATGACGAGATTGTTGAAGTCAATCACAATGCAGTATTGTCCACAGTGGATAGCAAGACCAAAGTGGTGTACATAACTAAACCAGTTACTGTACCAATACCATTATTGATAAGTACAGCAGGTATGATATACGGCGGAGAAAAAGAGATCATGATACAACAAGCCGAAAAGATTGTATACTGTGCAACAGACGTGTATAATAAAAAGTCAAACCGAGAGATAACATCACTTGCAAGCTAAACTCATAATCCGAGACGAAGTCAATGTCAAAATTGAAGGCTTAGAATTAGGTACTAGAAAGAAACTAGTAGACAAATTCAAGTATGAAATTCCGGGCGCCCGTTATCAGCCAAGTGTGCGCCTGGGACGGTGGGATGGTAAAGTTGCGTTTGCTCAGTTGGGTGGTAGTACTTACATTAACCTATTGCCCGAGATCATTCCGTTCCTGGACAGCGAGGGTTACGACATTGAAGTTGAAGACCTACGCACATACTCAACCAAGTTTGATTTGGTCCCTGTTGCCGAGGATACTTTTGCTGACACACCGTGGCCCAAAGGACATACTGCTGAGGGCCAACCCATCATGTTGCGTGACTATCAGGTTGAGATCTTAAATAGGTTCCTAGAGAATCCGCAATGTGTGCAGGAAGTTGCCACAGGTGCAGGCAAGACCATTATGACTGCGGCCTTGAGTCGGAGCATTGAAGACTATGGTCGATCGATTATTATTGTGCCCAACAAAAGTCTAGTTACGCAAACAGAAGATGACTACAAGAATCTAGGATTGGATGTGGGTGTTTACTTTGGCGACCGTAAGGAGTTTGGTAAAACACATACAATTTGTACTTGGCAAAGTCTAAACATCTTGCTGAAGAACACAAAGAACTCGGAAGCAGAAGTTACTATAGGTGAATTCATTGAAGGCGTAGTGTGTATCATGGTGGACGAAGTACACATGGCCAAAGCAGATGCACTGAAGACCTTGTTGACTGGCGTGTTTGCACATGTGCCAATTCGCTGGGGACTAACAGGAACTATTCCCAAAGAGGACTTTGAAAAGGTCAGTATCTTTTGCAGTCTTGGTCCTGTTGTGGGCAAGCTCAGTGCCAGCGAGCTTCAACAAGCCGGGCATCTTGCCAACTGTCATGTGAACATTGTGCAGTTGGTGGACCATGTGGAGTACAAAGAATACCAAGCCGAGCTCAAGTACTTGACTGAAACAGACGGCAGACTAGACTACATGAGCAAGTTGGTTACCAGTGTAAACGAAACAGGCAATACCCTAGTGCTAGTAGACCGTATTGCCACAGGCAAGATGCTGACAGAACGCCTGGGTGACAGAGCAGTATTTGTATCGGGATCAACCAAAGCAAAGAATCGAAAAGAGGAGTACGATGATGTTGCGATTAGCGATGATAAGATTATTGTGGCGACTTATGGTGTGGCCGCTGTGGGTATTAATATCCCTCGTATTTTTAATTTGGTTCTTGTTGAGCCCGGAAAGAGCTTTGTTAGGGTTATACAATCAATTGGGCGAGGTATTAGGAAAGCCGAAGACAAAGACTTCGTCCAGATCTGGGATATCACCAGTACATGTAAATTTGCCAAAAGACATTTAACAAGACGCAAGGCGTTCTATAAGGAAGCCAACTATCCCTTCTCTGTAGAGAAAGCAGAATGGCAGTAAAATCAGTTGTTGTGTATTTTCCGTGGGGCGCAGGTGGTAACCTAATTAAAAACATCTGTACACTGGACCCAGAGTTTGATTTTTTTAACCAGGAACAATTCAGACCAGACATTTTACCCAGTCAAATTGAGCGTTACAGATTTTTGTTAAGTTATTATCATAGTACATCATCAACTTGGACCAACAGAGAATGGTCTATCAGGACCAAGTACAGGTCGAAATATTACGAAAATAATTGTATAATACATTGGGATCCAGCAGTGGCAACTGCTTACGAATGTAACGGATTGATTGAAGAAATAGATCGTATCACTGATAGTTCTCCGTTAACAATGTACGACCGGTATCGCATTGACAGAGGTATAGTAATGGAACAACTTAGCCCCTGGAGTTTAAGTCAGTGTCGCCATGTATTTTTATTGCCCAAAGATCTACATTTGATCACAGACATTTATCAAAGTAAAGATCCCGACCTTGAACATATTAATCCCAATGGTACTGCTGAAGCCCGCCATCGACAGGCATTTATTATTAATAGATTAATGACTTTGCGATTGTCTGATTTGGCTGATCAGTTCACTGCTCAACAACAACAAGTATATAAATATGTAGCAGATGAGTTATTCTGCAATGATGGCGATCAAATAGTAAAAACAATTGTTGACAACTTACAACTTAGTATACCAGCAGATATGATATCATCAATACATTCTGCTTGGTTGCAAAGCACACAGCAAGTATACCGTGACTACTACAATAAGGAATTACTTTGAAAAAACTGATAGTATGCGGATGTAGTTTTAGTGCGCCTAGCAAGGATTTACCTGGCACAGCCTATGGTGAAGTGTTGGCTCGAAAACTAGGATGGGAAGTAGAAATCCTAGCCCGCCAAGGATGCAGTAACGGTGGTATCCGTGTGCAAATAGATGAAGCAATTAGACAACAAGCCGACTTTGTTATTGTCGCGCCAACATTTCATGACCGTATAGAAATTCCTGCAGGAGCCGCACCATATGTTGCCCCGGTGAATGAAAACAAAGGATGGGCCAGCGACTTACAACGGCATCTGCAGACCGATCACGGAATAGGTTACAATAGAGACGTTGGCATTGATAATATTAACTACGGCACAAATCCTTATCGTATGATTTGTGAAACTATCTTTAGCCTGGCAGAAAACTACGAGCACCCGTATCGCTCAGGAAAAATTGATAAAGATACCCAGGCCGCAGTCAAGCAGTATGTTAACTTTATGTACGACAGTGAATGGAAACGACAGCAGGACCAGTGGATCATTCGTGACGGAATCATGCAGTTACACTATTCAAATATTCCTTTCTTACTTGTGGCCAATAATCTATGGACTAGTAATACTGTACGTGCGGCATTTCCTAGTGTGGTTCCGGATCATTGTTTTACCTTACGTTACGAAGACACGCCAGCATACAGCACAAATGCGTGGCCATTCATTGGTCCCAGGGATCCTGGTTATCACGGTGATCCCAAGAGTCAAGAATACTTAGCAGACATCTATTATAAATTAATTAAAGAAACTTGGAGAATACAATGACAGATAATACTATAACACATAACGAAACTGAATTTGATTGGTTTAAAAACAATGGTATATTCATGCCTATGATAAACGATACTGGTAGAAATATATTTTATAAAAACGCTATAGAACAATCAGTTAATGGCAAAGTAGTTTGTGACATTGGTGCCGGTACTGGGTTATTGAGTATTTTGGCGGCCAAGGCTGGAGCCGCCAAAGTATATGCTGTAGAAATGGATCCGGGCCGCGCATCCTTTGCAGAAGAAATGATTGCCAAGGTGGGATTAACAAATATCGAAATAATCAAAGACAACTTCTTAAACACAGATATTTGTGCCGATGTTTATGTATCTGAAACAATTGGTTCGCAGATTTTTAATGAAAATATCATTGCATTAAGCCAGCATGCCAGGATACTCACACAAGGCAACGGATTGTTTATACCAGGCTCGTTTGAAATAATTGCTAGGGTATACGAAAACCACCCTATTTTCCCCGTGGTACAAAGTCATTCAGAGGCATTTGAATTTCAACCTGATATTTCAATTGATGATACATTTGAAAACGAAATTAATCAACGGTTCCAGGCTCGTCACGGATTAGATGATACACTATACAGGGGAAATGTAATCAATAATTTTTTTGCACAATTACCTAAGATGACGGATATAAAGTTAACTACTTTATATGAAACAGATCCATTGATTGTTGATTTAAATTCCAATATAAACATGGAAGATTTGCGTATCACCATACCACACACAGTAATGCCAGGCCGGAATAGAGATATTTGTGTAGTGCTATTTTGGAAGATCCGACATCAAGACATTGTTATGCAATCAACCGACTCCTGGTGGGGACATGTGAGTAAAATTATATTGCCCAGAGTTAAAAAACCTGGCGTTGATATAGAAGCATGGTACGATCATAGCATAACTAATTGGAGATTTAGTTTTTGAAAGCCATTGCCGCAGTAGCACATCCTGATGATTGTGTAATATTTGCCCGACCGTATATAGATGCCCATCCTGACCACGAGTGGCATATTGTTTATCTAACGTACAACAATACTGATCCAAGAGCCCGTGAAGTATCAGCATACTGGACTGCCCGCGGGGTAACTACAGAGTTTTTGGGATTCCGAGATGACTACGAAGACCAACAGACACAACGGTTTAATTTTTGGACCTGCACAGATGCCATGGGCAGTTTAATTAATGCCTGCAATACAGCAGACTTGATCCTAACACACTACGAAGATGGTGATTATGGGCACATACACCATAAGTTAGTAAACCGGGCAGTACGGAAATTGGCTATTGATCAGGTTTACTTTGCTAGTACTTTCAACTATAATACAAGATACATTGCTAAGGACAATTTACCGTTGGATCAATTTCCTTTGCACCGTGATGTCATTGAGCAGTTTAGTGATATTAATTGCGGACTTTACATAGAACAAAAATGAGAATATTAACACTAGACAATCATAGTTTTGAAATGAACGAGATCCCAGACGAAGTAGAGGACCTGAGATTTTGTGTGCTAGATAACAGTGATCCCAAGGAACCTGATTACTTTTATATTCCCTTGATCTTTTTAGAGAGCTTTAATAGTCCTGCCCTGGTGTTGCGTATTGGTGACAACATTATTAAGATGCCAGTGGATTGGCAAATCTTAATCGGAGAACCAGATCTAGGCGATCTTGAAGTTGTTCCCCTGACCAGTATCAATGATCGCGGCTTTAGTGTGTTTTGTTTCAATCCCATGAGTAGTTTTAGACCCGAGTTCAAGCCAGTTGAGATTGTAGACATCTATCAGGATGTCAAATGGTACTTTCCAAAACTAAAACCCGGGCAGATGTTGGCCATACCCCTGGAAGAAAATGCAGACAAGCCCTTGTGTGCTTATTTTGTCAAGGACATATCAAGGCAAAGTGAAGTAGTAAACTACAGTAAATGTTGGTAAGGAGATGTTATGGGACGACTTAAAGAAGGTGTCACACTCGTATACGAACGAGCCGATGGCATAGTGTATTCTAGAGAGTTTGGAGCAGATCCTGCCACACGAGTACCAGTGGGTTGGGGCTATGATTCGCGAACCCCAGATGGTAGACCCCTGCGTGATCATATTCAGGAAGACAAGATGTGGGGCGAAATTAGGCGCCTGGCACGAACCAATGCCACACTACAAGAAGAACTTGACAGAGTTGTTGCAACATATCACTTGATCAAAGACAATGGATAAACTGGCCATCTCAAACGAAATGTTACAGTTTGATAAGAAGAACCGTGGCTTTTACGATGACTTAACGGAAGATGAAAAGAAAAAGTTTAGTCCGTTCTTGATGATTCGCTGGGGTAGCGCAGTAGAAGGTGATGCAGATCTACAGGCCTACTACTTGATGAGTGCCAATGAGCGAATAAACAAACACTTCTTTGACATCAGTACTACACAACATAAAAAATTACACTGGTTGTTGGCCACCACAGTTAGTCCGGGCATGGGCAAGCAATATCACAAATGGTTAGCTGGCACAAAAAAAGAAAACACCAACAAGGCCAGTAAGTTCCTGCGCGAAATGTATCCCACAGCCAAGTCGGATGAAATACAATTGA